TTTTATCAATCTAACTTTTAATAACGGTCTATCATTAACAGTAATATCACCTTTATCATTCTTACTAATCTTTTTTACTACTGTTGATTTGTTTTTAAATTTACCTGTCTTAATAGTATCACCTATTTTAATAGGAATAATAATATCTTCCTGAAATTTTTTAAATGTTTTGCTCATTATCCTTTCCAATTTTTAGCTGCGGTAAAATTCTGAATACTAAATTCCAGCCTATCAACTAATTTAACTGCCTTTCCTGCTTTATCTACTGCAACATATCCTTCTGGATTTGTGGAAACTAAACCAGTTGGTGTTGTTTTAAATGTACCAATTGATTTAGCTTTATTTAATTTATCTATTAACACTTTTTTTGCTGTTTGTAAAGTCTTATATGTTGCACAAGCAAAATATACTTGTTTACCTTGACTATCAATAAACTTTAATCCTTCTTTTTGTATGTCAATATATTTTTGTTTACCTTTATCTGTTTTCTTACTATCAATTTCTTTTTGTGTTCTTTCTTCATAAAACTCTCTAAATTTTTGTGCCGTTTCTGATGTACTTGGCAAATCTGTTGCAGCTCTTATAAAAGAATTAAGATATGTTTTTAATTGTACACCTACAGACAATGTACTTGTTTCTGTTTGAATTTTGTTTAACATTTCTTTTGATTGTTTTAATGAACCTCCTGCCATATTCAATGTTTTTTGAAACTGTTGCATTTCACCAATAGTCATTGTTGCATTACCAGAAACATCCTTATATGTAGCGTCATCAAACCATACTGTTGGCGTTCTTCTTAATTTTTTTACATTAGCACCAAACTTTGCTTTAAGTTTCTCAAAACTAGTACCTTTATATGTTGTATGAAATATAATACCTAATTTACTACTATTAATTTTACGACCAAGACCTGAATTTTCTGGCACCATATAAACAATAGTATTAGGTTGAAATGATATCATTTGTTCAGATTTACCACTAGATGTTTTATATGTTTTTTTCTTTAGTGTTGAATTTCTATACATTAAGTCACCTTGTAGTATTTCTTTCATACCTAAACCAGAAAGGTATCTTAAACAATCTTGTAATATGTTTGCTACTTCTCCAGTATGGTTATTTTTTATATCTTGTACATTATAATTAATTTTGGGTGTAACATTAAATACTGATTTAGTACCTACAAAAAACTTACCATTATCTGGACTAGGTCCACAAACTATCGCAGGTGCACCGTCCCATTTAGTAGTAACACTCACACTTTTTGAGGAATTGCCTGATAATAAATCAGCAGTAGCAGATAAAAACTTTACAGCATTAAGACCACCTTCAAAACCATTGTTGATGATATCATCTTCCAAATGTTCTAGGTGTGTATTCTTATCTTCAACAAGAATATTTGGCATATAATCGTTATATTTGTCTATCATTTTTTACTCAATCCATTGTATTTTACAGAAAGACTATATTGACCTAATTTTTTCATACCAGCATGGCCTGCTTTATTTGTTCTTATAGACATATTCATTGTTAGTTTATCTTTACCTGATTTTAAATCAATAAACCAATTTTGTTTAGATGACCTACTATCATACGCTTTAACAAATTCTACCTGTGGTATAAAAACACCTAAAGCATCCTTATCTGTAACTTCTTCATAAGATTTACCAGAAGCTTTTATTACCATTGTTGGAACTGTAGGTGCATCCCTCAATACCTCACTTTGTATATAACTTAAAGTTTTCTTTTTATCAGCATTAAATAATTTGGTTATTGCCTTTCTACATAATTCAAGATATTCGTCATAATATTGTTCATATTTTTTATTACTTTTTTTATTAAAATCTTTTAGTATAAGTTTAGTGTTTCTGTCTTTCATAAAATCAGGTTTTATTTTAGGTATTTTTGAGTACACTTTTTTATATGCATTACTCATTAACGCTTTATAAAGATTTGCTTTATTGAAAAAATTGAATACAGTTGCTGTGTAAGTATTAAGTTGTGGCTCAGATGTTTTCTTGCCACCTGCCTTTAAACTAACACCTAAAATTTTATTATCTTTATATACTAAAAATATATCACCTGGGTGATTACCTGGTACTCCTGGTGGTTTTGATGAAGACCTGTAACCCCAATATACATTCTTAATTTTTTTGTCTTTATGGGAATCCGTTATGAATTTATAAATTGCAATCGCATTATCCATTTTTGTTTCAAATTTGCTTGAGGTATCTGCCTTGTTTATAGTTTCTTGAGCAGCCACTAAATCTTTTGGATGAACACATGTTAATTTTTTAACATTAACATCTAATAAAAATTTATGAAAGTCTTGGGGATTTGTAGGTTTGTGTTTTAATTCAAACGCAATGGCAGGAAATAATTCTGTGATAGATGAATTGAGGGTTGTTTCCTGCATTCCACCTGATATAGGTTTTACTAGGATACGGAACAATCTATCTTCATAAGTTCCGTCAATTGGATCAATGCTAGATGAAGCTGTGCCTAATTTTGCTTCTACACCTGCTTGTTTAAGGTTTCTTAATATTTCGTCTCTATCTTCTTCTCTATTTTTAGAGCGAACTATTATAATATCTCTTTTACTACTAGATAATTTATCACTTTTCTCATAATCTAAACCCTTAAATATGTCTGTAGGAAGAGCAACTTGCTCAGTTAATTCTCCCCTAAATTCTTTGTAACCCTTCATCAATACTCCCATTGTCTATATTATTATAGACTTATATACTAATGGAACTATTTAGTCAAGTAAATAATTAGGAAGACCACCATTTACACGCCATATTTGATTTTTATTATGTATATCTGCAAGATTTTTAGCGTCTTGTTTAAAATCATAGGTAGATACTCTATTTTTTTCATTGAGAGAATTGGTTTGCCATACCTCAAATAGTATGTCTTTATCCCTTTTAATTGGCTTCACAGACAAAAAATAAGTCTTTTTAGTATTGGAAATCTTGAAATTTCTTATATTTTTCGTCTGGTGTTTCTTCTTTTGTAATTTTATGTTCGACATATTTCTCCTGTTCTGGTTGTATTAGATTTTGAGCAGATTGCTCTATATCAAACAATTTCATTCTTGCTCTATCAACACCTATAATAAACTTTCTATTTAATGTAGGATCGTTATATCTATTTTTTAATTGTTTGACAAGCATTTGACCTGCCTTTTCTAATTCTTCACTACTAATCAAAGCAAACATAAAATCTGCTGTTGCTGGTAAACCAAAACTTTCTGCCGTATCTTCCATTCCAACATCTGTGGAAACAAAACCTGTTCGTGTAGTTTGTGTTGCCGTTACAATTGGTAAATCCAATTCTACTGCCAACCCTCTTAATTCTTCTGCAATTGCCTTTATGTAAGTATAACTATTTACATTTGAACCTGCCTTAAATCTACTTGAAGCACAAATATTAATATAATCAATAAAAATAATATCTGGTTTAAAACTTTTCTTTAATGCTAATTCATTTACTAATGCTCTAAAATGATTTGCACCTGCATTAGCAGTTGGATATTCTTTGATAATTGCTGTACCTGTTGTTTTTGATTGTAAATTTATAACTTTATCACTAAACATTTTTTTGTTTAGCATATGTAAATCTTCCATAGATACATTTAATAAGTTAGCATCTATTCTTTCTGCAATTCTTTCCTCTGCCATTTCCAGTGTGATATACAAAACATTCTTATTATCATTTAAAGCAGCTGCAGCCTGATGGCACATAAACATTGTTTTACCAACACCAGTTCCTGCCAAAGCAACATTTAATGTTTTGTTTGGAAGTCCGCCTTTTGTAATTTTATTAAAAAAATCTAAATCAAAAGATATTCTGTTTTCTTTTTTATGGTAAAAATCAAATCGTTTTTCAATATCTTGTAAATAATCATGTCCAACATTGTTATCAAAACTAACAGCAAGAGCGTCTTTTAATATTTCTGGTATTGCTTCTGGTGTGTGGTTCTTATCTCTACCATCAATAATGTGAATACCTTCCATAACTGCATTATGAATAGCACGGTCTTTACAAAATTTTTCTGTAGTATTAACTAACCAATCTAAATCTATTTCTTCTTTGCTAAGTGTGGATATTAAGTCAACTATATTTTGATATTCTTTTTCGTTTAGGTCTTTTCTTTTACCTATATCAATCTCTAAAGTTTCTTTTGTTGGTGGTTTATTATATTGAGAAATAAATCTTTCAATTTCAGAAAAGATTATCTTTTCGTTTTTGTCATCAAAATATTCTGCCTTTAAAAACGGTAATACTTTTCTAGTATATTCTTCGTTATGTATTAGATTTTTGAGGGCTGTTCTCTCTATTCTCTCTGGTGTGACCACTTGGATTCCTTTCCACTTCTATTGCTAAAATATCACCAATTGCGGTAATAAACTCTATTGAATCCGTGTCAACTTGGTTAGGGTTTTCATGGACATTATATTCAAACTTTAATCGTAAATTATCTTCTGTTTCATTTTCTACAAATGTAACTTTACCATAGGTGTATATAATATCTTTCCACGGACCCTCTAAAATTTGAAATCCGGAGACTTCACTTTTAGAGTTTTCTACATAATTATATTTCGTTACCATAAGTAAATTCTTTTTGTGCAGCTTCGTCTATTTGTTTTAATACATCATCTGTAAAATACTTGTCTGGTTCATTATAAATTGATTTAGCATATTGTTTAGTACCATCTGGTAATTCTATCCTTGTAGATACTTGTTTAAATATTCCATATTTGGTTGCTAAATCAAGTAATCCATAATACTTATCTAATCCAGTATCATATCGTAATCTTACATCAACCATCTTATTTTCTTTTGATAATCTTGATTTGTGTGTTTTACAATGAATAATATTACCCACAACTTCCGTACCTTCTTTATCTTTTTTCCTTGAAAGGTAAACAATCGTTGAAGCAGCATATTTTAATCCTGAACCACCACCCATTTCTTTCATTGGCATATAAGCACCAACAACATCATAGGTGTGGTTTGTAATTATCATTGGCACTTTAGCACGACCTAGTTTTAAAGTTAACACTCTAAATGCGGCTTTAAGTACCTGTGCTCTAGTCATATCTCTAGTTTCTTTACCATCAGCAGTATCTTCAACTTCTTTTGTTGTAGATAACATACCTAAACTATCTAAAACAAATAACAATGGTTGTCTATCTCCATCATCTTGTTCCATATATTTCTCTAATACAGAAAGAGATTGTGTTCTAAATTCTTGGACAGTAGTTACAGGCATAATTACCATTCTACTACTATCAATACCTCTATCTTCAATTAATTTTTTTGTTAATGCACTTTCACTTTCAAAGAAAATAACTCCAGCTTCTGGATTATTATCTAAAAAATGCTTACACATTCCCAATACAAAAAATGTTTTACCTGTAGCACTTTCACCTGCTACAGCAGTAATTTTATTTGATGGAATACCACCATAAATACTACCTGAAAGTAAAGCATTGAATATATAGGATCCTGTATCAATAAATGTATCTACATCACCTGCTTCAACTCCATCACTTACTAAACTAGCATATTCATTACCAGTATCTTTAATTATTTGTTTTAAAAAATCAGGCATTATCTTTCTCCAATTTTTTCAAATGAAAAATAATCTTATCATATAATTTACCTACTGTGGTACACTCTTCCGCTCTAATTGCTCCTCGTTGTAATCCACTTTGTATGATTTTTACCATTGTAAGATAATCTTCCGTCTCAAAATTTTGCTCTTGTATTTTTTTAATTATTTCTTCCATTATATCATATTCCTTCTATTCTGTCAAGCCCAAATATATTGGTTTTGAAATTGACATTAATTATGCAATCTTTTTAACATTAATTGCGTTTTCTTTTCCTTTATTTTCTCCTATCTCAAATTCTATTTCTTCACCTTCTTCTAGTGTGCTGATACCTGCTTCTTCCAAAGCTGATACATGTAGAAAGACATCTTTGCTTCCTTCTTGTGTAATAAATCCATATCCTTTGGTTGGATTAAACCATTTAATTTTACCTTTAGTCATTAGTTTTCTTCTTCCTTTTTTTTATTGTTTAATAATGTATATTTTGCCCCATTTGCCACCACATCACCTGTGGTTACAGACATTTGGCCAACTGAAAATAAAGTTGGTCCACAACCTGTTAAAAATAATAATAATATTATCCACTTTATCATCTTATAATTTGTATTTCAGCATCCTGATGCCAAATTTCCAAATCTTTTCGTAACCTATTCTCTTGTTTTAATTTGTTAAATCTTTTACCTGCTATTTTTTTCCACCAATTGATTGTATTTTCTAATTTAAATTTATCATAATGAAATCCAGGTTTTAATTCATCTGTTTCTCTTTTTAAATACTGTGGTACATTTTCATAACCATAATCTGACATATAAAATCTTTTTCGTTCTGTTAAATCTCTAGTCTTATTAACAAATTTACCAAACTTTTCATATAAATTTAAATTATGTCTTTTTAATGATTCCTTAATTACTGATACCATCTTTGTTTGTGTTTTAAGTTTTCTACTACTTGCTTCTTTATCAACTAATGGTTCATCATTATTTCGTTCTATAAACCATTTATTCATTTTTTTAAATGCTTCACCATGTAATAATGGTAAAAAATGACTATCTGTTAAACCCTTAAATCTTAAATAAGGTTTCATACCGTCATATTGACTTGAAGCTTTACTACTACCATATAATGATGTAGTTTCAAACAAACATATATTAGCGTTATATTTACTATTTATCAAATCTCTTACATAGTGAGAACAACATATAGCAGCAAGTAATTTACCTCCCAAATAATTATAACCAAATGGTTGTGTTGGTACCAAAACAAATCCCATAATGGCACTTGCATTAAATCTACCCATTTCTTGTAAGTCTGTTGTTGCTAAAGGACGACCTAGGTACACATTACGAGGTTTACTATTAATAACAGGAGAACCTAAACGAATAAAACCTACAACAGTATTTGTGTTTATCTCTTTTACTTCTAATCTTATACTTTTACCAGGTATACTGGACATATTAGTATGTGAAGAAGTTTTGTTTAACATTCTATCAAAAATTTGACCATTAGGTTCCTTAATACTAAACTTCATATCTTGTGGATGTAATTCAAAATTACAAAAAAATTCATCTTCATCTGCCATACCAGGTAACTGATAAGGAAAAGATTTAACTTGTTCCAGTTTTTGTTCTTTAAGATATTGGTCTATTCTTTCAAACTGGCCAAAATATTCTATAAAATAATTCATTACCCAGGTACTATCTTGGTCATTTAATATCATGCAAAAAAATCCTCTATTGTATTACTATCTGAAGCATCCACTTTCCAATTTATAGCATCCAATATAAATCGTAATGGATCCATAAATGATTTAGCAAACTGTTGTTCATAATCTATTAATCTATGCATATCAAACTCTTTAGGTAAACTACCAATAAATGTAATCACATTAGCATTCCAAGGATTCTTTCGTAAATGTACAAACTTACCCTTATCACCTTCGTAAATTGCTTGATGTTTATGTGATACTTTTTTTGTTTTCAATAAATGATTATACAGTAATGCACCTTTTACATGCATTGGTGTACCTTTTTTATATATGCTTGTTGTGTCAGAATATTTTTCTACATTATTTACACTACGAGGAAAAGCAATATCTTCAGGTGGTAATAATTCAAATTCTTTCCTGAAATTTACAATAAAATCCTTCATTACTTTTTCATCCTCATTCATAATAACATTAAATGCCTCTCGTAATTTATTTCTACATGATAATGGTGTTGATGTTTTTACTGCTTCAATACCCATAATTTTTAATTTAGGTTCAGGATATTGTACACCTTCACTATTGTGTACATTCAAAATATATCTTTTCTTTGCCGTCCAAATACCTTTATCAGCAATAACTTCTCTTGCCATTTGCATTTTTTGAGCATATACATTCATATATTCTCCCAATTCTTTATAAACCTTAGCAATGTATGGTTCAACTTTTTCTACACAAAAATTATCAAGTGCTTTTACAATCTTTGCTTTATCTGTTGCACCTGTTAATTTAACTAATGGTGCCATATTAATATACACGGAATCTGTATCACTAGCAATAATATAGTCTTCATCATTTGTTTTATATAACTTATTAAAATATTCGTTTAATTTCTTCTCTATCCATTTAATACTTAATTGGCCAGATAATGTAACCGCTTCTGCTTGTCTATGGTCATAATATCTAAAATATTTGTTACCAATTGCACCATAAGCACTATTCAAAGATATCTTTTTGGAATGTTGTACGATAAAATATGTTCTTGCCAATTTCTCATACTTCTTATCTTTTGTGTTAGCATACATTTGTTCTGCTTCTAACATTTTCTTTTTAAATATTGTACGAGCATTATATTCTTTTTGTATAATTCGTGGCAACATACCTTGTTTATCTGATTTATACATTGTGCCATTAGCAGCAATACAATTACCATCAGAGGTATCAACTTGTTTGTTTAACAAGTCATTAATCTTTATATCTTTTTGTTGTGGTAAAATAGTTTCTGGAGAAATATTATATTGCATAATAAGATGTGGATACAAACTGTTTAAATCAAATGATACAACCCACTCATGGAAACCTGTTTTAGGTTCTTTTACATAAGCACCAACAAGTTCTTTTGCTTCAATATGACCAATCTTTCTCATTGGTACGACAATATTATCTTTTAATAATTCATTAAATATAATTGTGTCCCACATTCTTACTTGACTAAAGACATCTTCAAAGTTTGCCTTTGCATTGTAAGACATGGTTAATGCCAATTCAATTAATTGTAATCTATCTTCTAGTCTATCAACTAATTCAACATCAACAATATTGTAATCAATAAAAGATTGTATATCATTTTGATACCATTCTTTGAAAGTATCATATGGGTTTTTATCTTTTTTTTCACCTAATTCCACAAAAGCAATGTGGTCAAGTGTATATCGTTCTTGGTTCTTAATTGTGAATTTAGTATATAGTTGTAAATAATCTAATTGTGCAACACCTAATAATCTAAAAAATGTTACTTGTCTACCAATATGGTATGCTGTATCTTTATCAACTATATTCCAAGGTGACATTTTTTTAATTGCAGCTTCACCTAATACTTTTGCAATACGATTAATTAAATAAGGTACATCAAAGTATTTACTATTCCAACCTGTTAATACATCTGGAGTATATTCACGCCAAAATTGTAAAAACTTTTTAAGTAAATCTTTTTCATTATCACATTTAATATATTGTACATTTTTTTGTTTAACTGTATAGTCAGCAATACCCCAAACTAAAAGAGATTTGCGAACACTATCTTTAATAGTAATACAAATCATTTTTTCTTCAGCGTCATCAGGATTAGGAAATCCTTGTTCACTTTCAACTTCAATATCAATTGTATAAATTCTTAATTTTTCTTTATCATATTCAATTTGTCCAGGCCAATAGTCAGCAATGTATTGATACTGCCATCTATCTGTACCGTAAAGAAAATTAGGATGGTCCTCATACCTCTTAATAAGCATTCTTGCTTCTTTAACAGATTTACAAGTTCTAGCAATCAAGGGTGTGCCATCTAAAGCATGATGAGTAGTTTTGCCTTTGTATGGATGATATAATTTTGGTGAATAGGGTACTCTATCAGAAAAGCGTTTACCGTCTGAAAAACCACGGACTAATAATTCATCACCATACGGTGATACATTGGTATAAAATTCTTTCATTATATAATATTATTCTTTATCTTCGCCTGTATCTCCAAAATATGCATGGAGAACATCTAAATTATCTTCAGCAGAAGCAATTATTTTAACTTGTTTATCCATTTCTTCTAAATGTTGAGGGTGTTCTCCTATACCAACTGAATTAGTAAAGTAGATATCTATTGTTGCTTCAGCAGCAGATATTTCAGAATTGTATTTGTCCTCTAATGCTTTATACAGTAGGGTCTGGCTGTGGTTTTGTATCTTCTTCTTTTGTGGTATCTTCATTTTCACTTTCTCCATCATTAGGTTTTTTACCTATATTATATTTTGGTTCTAATACCCATTCACTTTTTTCCTTAAAAGGTAAAACTTTAATTTGTGATAAGGGTGCCTTGTTTTCAACAGGATTAATCAACTCAACTAATCCCCAATCTGATAATAATTGTGATATTGTATTTCTTCTTTCAATATCATTAGCAGATATGCTTGATTGTTTGCCGTCTAAAGCAAATAATTCTTTAAAATGTACTATGAAATATCGTCCTTGTTTGTGTAGTATATGACAAGATTGAAATAACTTTTTGTCTTTTCTTGACGCTACGCCAATTCTTGTTAGTGTTTCTCTTATTTTTAGGAAATCGTCAGGTTCTTTTAACTTGACTTCGAGCATATGCTCTGGCTTCCATTCTATAACATCATTCATTTCTTCCCACCCCTATATAATTTTTCTTTTATATATTCAATTTCTTTTTTTGTAAGCAATTCAAGTGCTTGTTTAGCCTTATCATTACTATATCCGTAATACTGTTTAACCAACTCTAGGTTTGCCAATCTTGACGCCTTGAGCCACTTACTAAACCTTTTTTTAGGCCTAATAGTATTTAGTAAAAAAGAAAATTGGGCATGTTTAGGGAGAGAGTATAGTCTATTCATTTCATTAGCATACATAACTGTATCAGAAAAATGTGAAAGACCTTTATTGATTATATAAGATGGATATTTCTTTTCCCAATCTTTATCATCTGTATCCATCAACTTTTTCTTTGACCAATT